GGTTATGTGGATTACCTTACTATCCCTGAAGACGCTAAGAAGATAACAGACCCTCTCCAGATGGAAGCTGATATCAAGTACTCTAAAGGGAAGACATCAGGTACCCCTCAGACAGCTACTATCCGTGTCTATAACTTAGCACCCTCTACCTTGAAGTACTTGGAAGCAGACGCTGCAGTATTACTAAAAGCTGGATATGAGCAGGATAAAGAGTTACCTGTTATCTTTGTAGGTCAAGTAGTTAAGGTATCTACAGTACGTAAAGGTTCTGACAATATAACCACTATGTTACTGAAAGATGGAGCTAATACTTTAAAGAACACTAAGTTCGTAGGCGCTTACCCAGAAGGTCAAACTTACAACTTCATCTTATTGCAGATGATTAAAGTGTTCAAGGATAATGGTATACCTCTTGGTGCATTTGAAGAGAGTGATAGGTCAATACAGTCTATTAAAGAAGATCAGTCCTTCTCTGGAACACTAAGCCAAGAGTTTACAGACTTATGTAACTCTATAGATTACGTGTGGTACTTATCTAAAGGTAAGCTCTACGTACAACCTAAAGAGATGGATAGACTCATAGATCTTGTTGAGATATCAGCTGACCAAGTTATAGGTGCATTGAAACCTAATGACGATAAGACAGGTACTTCTTCTGTAGATAAAGAAAGTAAACCTGCGGGGGTTAAGGTTAATACATTCCTTAATGGTGATATAGGTACACACACTTACGTAAGGATTACTTACGGAGAGTACCAAGGTGATTATATACCTGACTCAGTTCAGTACAAGCTCAACTGGAAGAACGGCCCTTGGTCAACAATCGTAGACACACAGAAGGTGAAACAATATGTCCTTAATAACAACATCTGATGTGATTAATAAGAAGATACAAGATACTTTATCACAGTTATACACCTCGATGCCAGCTAAAGTAGTAGCAGTTAAGAAGAAAGGTAACATGACAGTTGTTGATGTACAACCTATGCTTAACATGAGGTTTAAGGATGGCAGTGTTATTCAAGAACCTCCTTTAGGTGGCGTACCTGTCATGTGGCCTAACGCAGGAGGTTGTTTCATTACTATGCCTATCGAGGTAGGTGATGAGGTAATGTTACACTTCTCTATGAGGTCTTCTGCTGAGTATAAGAACAGTGATGGTGTTGAGCCTCAGACAGCAGTCTCTAAGCGCCTACACAACATGAATGATGCTTATGCTACTCCTTGTACCACAACGTATGGAAAAGGCCGTGACGTGGACACAGAGGCGTTAGAGATAAGCTCTGGAGCTATCGAGATCAAGGTTAAGAAGGATGGGACAATTGAGTTAGGGAAGGATGCAGCCGAGCAGTTGATACTAGGTAATAAGTTCTTAGCTCTGTATAATACACTTAGTGTACCTACAGGTGTAGGGCCGAGCGGCCCTCCTATTGTACCTATGACGGTGATAGACCACTTATCACAAGTTAGTGCTACGTTATGACACTAGGAACTAACTTAGTGCAGGATGTATACCGCGCCACCTTACCTTCCAGCTCCCCTACGGCTTTTGTCACCAACTTGCAAACTGCTGTCGATAATTACCTAGCTACAGCAGTTTACGGTGGTGGTGCTCTTACTTATGAATCAGCAGGTGTGCCACCTTTCGTCTTACCAGTAGTAGGTACACCCGCTGGTGCAGCTACATTGATAGCTACTTCTGTTATGAACTATTGGCTACCTGCAGGCGCGGCAGTAGGTGTTGCAGGTGAGCCGACACAAGAGACTTCTGTGGTAGCAGGTACAATAACAGCCACTTCTGTAGCAACTGACTTAACTGCCACGTTGACCACAATATTCTCTGACCTCAGTTCTGGACAGTACTGGACTAACGAGGAAGTAGCTAACCACCTATTGATAACAGGAGAAGACTTAAAGGTTTATGATAACAATCCTTCACTGTTAGCATACAACACCACAACAGTTAAGTGGTTTAATAGGGTAGCAAGTAACTGGGAAGAAGTTACAGACACTAAATTCCATGAGATAGCTGCAGCAATAACTGCTGCAATAGGAGGTGTAGTTGTGGCATGGACAGAAATAACTCCTCCTAATTCGGCAATCCCATTCATAGGAGGTGTCACATGACACACTATTTTATATACGCAATTAAAGTACTAGCGGTAACCTTATCCATCCCTCCTCTCCTGTTATTCATCCTAGCGTATTACATAGATAAGAAGGTAAGAAGTGACTGATATATATTTAGATCATACAAATGACCTTCTCCTCACAGAAGGTCAGATATTCTTAGTAGAGGATATCGAAGTATTAGTTAGACAAAGAATACTAAACAAATTACGGGCATTCACAGGGACATTATTCACTAACATCAATTATGGTGTGAAAGCTTCCTTAGTGTTTGCTAAAGGGACAATCAGCTTACTTGACCAAGATATTAAAACCCTCATAGCTAATACAGCAGGTGTTGTCAAGTTAGTAAGCTACACATCACAAGTTAACATCAACAGAACCTACACAGCATCCTTTGAATATGAGATTGAGACTGGTGAGATTGTTGGTGTTAACAACATACCTATTAGCAGTGGCAGTGTTGACCAGATGTTATCACTAGGTATATGGAAAGATGGAGTGTGGGATTACTCT